ATCATTTCCTAAAATACGGAAATGTGCTACCTGCCAATTTTCGAAAGTCATTCCTGCGCCGTTCCACTGATACTGAACGTAGTTTGGATTAGTGGGATCTTGCCCCTCAAGCCTTTCAACTTCAGCGTTTGGCATACCAATAACGGAAGTAATGCCAAGTGTATCGTCGATATCTAAGTATAAAAAGAAATCACCATATTTACACATTGAGCGCGCCCAACCAAAACAATTAAATTCAATATTAAGAGCATCATAAAAAAGAGAGTCTAAAATAGTTTTTATTTCATGGTTTAAACAATCAATATTGAGTAATCTGTCATATTCGTTTGAGGTTGTCATCTCATCGGCATAAATGTCTAGTGCCGAAGCAATCTCTGGCATATATTCCATCTGTTCAAAATCAATATATCTCTCTGCACGATTTTGGTTACGAAATGCTGCGGAAGTAAATAAATTATAATTCTGTGATAGATTATTATCGGAACGCTTGAATTCTTGTCCACTCATAGAGCGGAAACGATATTTATATTTATCCAGGTTGTTACGGCGGTCTTGTCGGGCCACCTGAGTTCTGTAATTAACAATGGGGCCGGACAACAGCCGCGTTAGTCTCTTAAATAAGGGAGCTGCTGGGTTTCTCGGGTTTTTATCGTTTGCCATTTTCTATCCTTTTATCAAAGCAATATACTGTTCATTAAAACTTTGGGCTTCGGCGGTCCTTTGATTCTCTTTTGTCATTTTGTGTCCATGCATTCCTGGGATCGTGGTCGACAAGTTTGTCTTGGACGTTGAAATAGACGACAACATTTGTTTATCATATTCAACATTTTTTTGACTCTCTATGATCACAGTATCCCTTACCCAACATCCAATTGCAAATGACATTACCAAATCATCATTATAACTTCTCATCGCCTGTGGGCGCCCATTGTGCCAAATAAATGTTTTCATCTCGGACAGTAAGCGATTAGAGTTAATTGTAATTAGTTTGTTTCTCATAAACTCTTCCATCTTAGCCACGATCAAAGGACGCGTTTTAGAAGATGTGGTAAATCCGGGGATAACATTTGACTGCCATTGAGCCGCCACTGGGTCAATATATTGATGATCACCTTTCCTAGAATGATATAAGTTAGGATACCCTTTATCGAGCAACTTTTTAAGCACTGCATAGCCAATATTGTTATTTTCTATTACAATCATAGGGTTTCCATATTCTGCGGCGACACCATACAGTATATCAGCAAAGTCGTCCGGGGTGGGCTTTCCTACATACTCCCCCACTATTTCCATTGTTTCTAGTTCAAATATATGAAACGCACTATTATCTTTACCATCGCCGCGCGCTACATCTGCAACAATTAAATATGGTTTCTCTGGGTCATACTTTTTCCAAATCCAATAATTTCTATCAAAACCTGTTCGATATTCCGGAGTTCGGACCCGTTCCAAATACCACTGTATGTCATCGGGATGTATGACTGTCTCACCTGACACATTAAAATTACACTCTAGCTCTTGAGCAATCTGTCGTTTGGACATATTTTTGGTTTCTTTTTCAAACCATTTCTTATCTCTGTCCGGATGGACGTCCCACAGAAGGGTGGTCATATGGAAATCGTTTGTGCCGGCTTCAGACTCAACGCAATTTTGATGGAACCAATTACCGACCCCATTGGGGGTAGAAAGGGCGATACAGCGGCCTCCAGTTGAAAGGGTTGGATATAGAGCAGTCCACAACTCATCTAGTTTTTCGACGTGAGCGGCCTCATCAATAACGAGCAGGGATAATGCTTCGGAGCGGCCGGCGTCTCCAGAAGTAGAAGAGCCCTTGATCTGAGATCCGTTCTTTAGCTCAAAGGATGTCCTATTGTCAACTTCAATATCTGAAATTCTCATCCAGGCTGGAAGGTTTTTTATTATTGCCTTTACTTTTTTGACCAAGTTGGTTGCTGTTTGCAATTTGGTAGCAACAACAAGAATATTTTTGTCGCGGTGAAATAACATCAGCCACGCAACATAGGCGGCCGTTATTGTAGATATCCCTAGCTGACGGGCCTTGAGAATAATATTAAAACGATAGTCGTTAAAATCACTTAATAAAGCTTGCTGATAATCATAGGCCTTAAAGGGAATAAGGCCCTTTTGGGGATGAGAAATTCGGCAATAATTAACTGTAAAGTAAACCGGGTCTTTCCCGGCCTTAACCACTTCTCTTAATATCTCTTGCTTTGTGAGAGCGTTCCCCATAACATTTCTTATTTACCTTTTCGAGTATCGTTCTTCGGGCGCTTCTTCGGTCCCAGAGCTAGCCAATCTCTGACTGCTTTATCAAGACGTTCGTCAGAGGATCCTTCTTCAACATCAATAACCTCAGTTAGGCCACCAATGCGATAATCGCATTGTGCCTGAACATCAGTGCGATAGTTAGACATCCTCTGTACGAGGATTTTATGGTCGCCCTCTATCGTAAGTGTCAAAGTATTGCCCGTAATGGCTTTATATTCTTTCTTTAGAAACTTAACAATTTCCTTAAGGTGACTTATAATGTCGTCTTCAAACCCCGCATTTTTTACATCTTTGATGCGCACCTCGGCTTGATATTTTACTCTAAGGAGGGGGCCATGAAAAGAAACTTTAAATCCGTCCATCACTCGACGATCGTTGATATAGTGTCCATCTTCTCTGGAAAGGCCCGCTTTCCGAGCTTTACCATCGGCTTGCAAACTCTCCTCATGGGCGCCGTCATATGCATTGGCTGCGGCCTGATTGATTCCTTGAATTATTTCGTATACTGATGCCATGTTATTTTTCCTTTTTCGGTCTCCAACCAGTTGTCCATCTTTCTTCCCGTCCTTCAACGTATTGTATATAGCAGTTAAAACAGGCTTCAAACTTATTCATATACAAATCATCTCGCGGCTGAAAAGAATATTTAACACAAACAGGACATGTCCTATTATGGTCTCTAGTAAGTAGTTTTTTGTTTATTAAAAATCCGTCTTGTTCTACTTTGTCTTGAGTTTCGGCAAGTTTCGCAAATTTCTTCTGCTCTTCCTGAGATTGTATAATGTATTGTTGCTCTTTGGCGTCGTCCCAAAACTTGCGCGGATTGTCGACTGTTTCAGCACCGTACTTCTGTGCGATGGCCTTCTCCAGTTTGGGTATGTAATTGGGGTCTTTGCCGGTCATTTGTTTCTAAATCTTGTAGCCACAAAAGCGCGTGTATTGATATGTGGTGTCGCTATGCCCAAAAATTTGTTCTGTTGCAACCGCAGAATTATAATAGCGCACTTGTGCCTCCACGGTATCGTTCGCATTGAGAGTGAGCATTAAAGACCCCTGTGTTGTATAGTCCGCATTGGTTTCCGGGACCTCACTCCACGCCGCCATCAGATATTGCTGTTCGCTGCTTAAGCCACTATTCTTAAGCAGCCCAATTATCACACTGTCATTGGTGTCTGCCATATTCAACCAGAGCGCGCACGCATAAAAATAATATATGCCGCTGTAGGGCGCTGTAAATGTATACGTACTTGTATCGTACCCAATCCCGGTTATTGTCTCGGTGTCGCATGCCATCGTAGTATACGTATCGTGAGATATCGTTTGATTGGAAGTCATCGTCGCACTAAACGACACCGGCGAGAAGTACCTTTTAAGAAACTGTAATAAACGATTTCTCGACGAAACCTCAGGGATACTCACTTCACAATCTCCGTTGACAATGCAAAGATCCCCAACGAAGTAAGAGTACCGATCCCAAACCCAAGAGCAACCATAAATGGATCTTTCCCAGGTCTCTGTTTAACAACCAAGTCAGTTAACCGGTCATTTTCAGCACTCTTTAAGATCATCATAGATTCGTACTTATCTTTCCAGGAGGTAATCTCAATATCTTTATAGTCCAGCTGAAGTTGGTACTTTTCTCCTTGCATGTGTAGTTCATAGCTAATTCGAAGATCACATTCGGCACTTTCGAATTTCTTTTCTGTTACAATCTTGGCCGCGGCGTCGAGAGACAAGAGCACTCCATCAAAGGGTACAGTGTCTCCAGCCTCGATCGGCAGGATAACATAGTCAGGGAACGTTTCAATATCTTCAGCCATGGCGATTACTGGCGACATCATAAAGATCGCCAAATAAAGTGATAATATTTTCCTTATCATTATTTTAATCCGAAAGCTTCGGCTAGCTCTTTAGCTAGCTTCTCAGGATCATTATAACTTTCATCAACCAATCTTTTAAGTTCTGCTTCTTTTTTCCTATCGAGAGTCTCTCCTCTCTTTTCAAACTCTTCCTCAATTTCAGCCTTCCGTCTCAGGTGTTCTCTCAGGCGCTTGTTCTTTTCGGCTACTTCTGTTTCGTGAATACTCGTAAGAGTTTCCATTTCTTGATCATGCTGATCTTTCTTGGCATCCATTAAATCTAAAACTCCGGCGAGGAGTGTACCATTTCGTGTGAGGGCGCCGATAAGGCACGCGCACAAAAAGAGGAGAGCAACAACAATTACCCACCAAAACTTCTTAGCCCAAAGCCACAACTTCTTCGAAATTGTTTTAAGCTTTAATAAAGTCACTATTTGTAACCCTTAAGTTTAGCAACTGCATCGATGATTGTCTGACCGCCGATATAAACCGTAGTAATAATTACCCAATCGCTAGATGCCAAATCAGCAAACAGCAGCAAGCAAGTAGCTGTTGCCCATGCCATTAATTTTCGGGAAACTAGTTTATCTAGGCCCTTATCTAATATATGTCTCATTCTCAACTCCTTAGTACTAACTAGCAGGAGTTTCCCAAAATGATGTTATTGGTTTACCCTCGCAAACCCGTCTTTCTTATCAATTGTAATCTCTATATCCACGATGTCCTTAAGAGAATCAACGTGTGAGATCAATATGACGGTTTTAAAATACATCTTAATTAGCTGAAGAATTCGAATGAAGCCTTCCATGTTTTCGGCGTCAAGGGCTGTGCCGGGCTCGTCCAAAATAAAGATGTTGCCCTTAGGGAGCGATGAGACCGACAGAAGCGCCAAGCGGATGGCCATGGCTGCAACAGTCTTCTCAGCACCGGATCCCATCTCAATGGGCCGGGGCTCGTGCTTGGGGTGCTTAATTAAAATATCCAGCTTGCGGCCAGACTCTTGAAAGAAAACATCAAAATCAACGATGTTAGAAAGGACCTTTGCTACCTCGGCATTAATAACTGGTAGTCGCTTCTTAATAATATCATAAGCAATCCCATTAGAGTGTGTGCAGCGCATAAATAAATCAAACGCTGCATATTCCTCTCTTATCTCGTTGAGTTCTTCTCTCTTTTGTTTGAGGTCTTCTACTTTTTGCTCCATCGAACCTAGCTGTCGGTGATGGTGATTTATAGATTCCTCGATGTCGGTCATCTCGTCTCCGAAACTCTTGATCTTTCTCTCGACTGCATCGCGGGATTTAATCAAGCTTTCAATATTTTTAATTAAGTCTTTCTTTTCTTCATAGAGTTCAATCTTCTCGGTCGTTGTACGAAGGTCATCACGATAACTCTTAATTTTTGCATATTGCCTTTCAATAGAAACCTTATTGTCACGCTTCTCAATCTCAATATTGTTCTTCTTAATAATCGTATTATTATAGCGCTCAATGAATTCAATCATCTCGGCCGAGTTTACGGAAACAACCATACTCTTGTAGTCTTTGGCTTCTTCGATCTTGGTGACAATGTCTACTTCTAAAGAAGGCAACTCTACAGAGGCCAAGTGGGCATCCCGTATAAACTGGCATGTAGGGAATTTATCACCGCAAGGAACTTCGTCTAGTAAATCTAATTTTTTGCTCATGGACTTATAGTCGTTATCCAGTAGGCGTGCCTTATTAAGAGTATCGTCATATTTCTGCTTAAATTCATCAAACTCTTGTTTTTGGGCTAGCAGGTCCTCTATGTCAATGGTGGTCAAGAAGTCATCATATTCTTTTAGCTTTTTATCGTATCTTGTATTTTCTGCCTTGAGTTCTACAATGTTGATGTCAGTGGTATCAATTTTCTTTTCTAGAGAGGATCGGCTTTCCAAAAGATTTTTAATGTCCAGTCGCTCTGCTGGTATAGAATCAATCTGTACTGTTAATGCAGCGTGCTCTTGTTCAGTCAGAACTATATCTTCTCTCAATTGGTCGCATGCGGCAACCTCATTGTCCAAAGCTTTTTGGGCCTCCGAATGCTGCACTTCTGCTAGCACTATGTCATTGGCATAATTAGTGTCTCCAATACGGCGCAAAACGCCCTTCAGGTCTCCACCATCCTCATGGGCTAGCTTAAACTTTTTCTCAAAGATATCTAAATCCAAGAACTTAGCGAGGATTTCTTTGCGCCTTGTTGATCCTTCTTTAATAAACGACAAGCTGTCGAGCTGACTGGACATAGATGTGAGCAAGAAATCCTCAACTGTCCCGAAGCGCTTACGAATATGGGCATCCGTTTCGTTGCGGGTTGTGCCATTGAGGCTTACAGCCTCTCCCATAACTGGATCTACCCCATTAAAATCTAAATTAGTGCGGGCTTCATTGGTGACCTCGCCTTTTAGCTTCTTAACATATTTCTCTGACCTGCGCTCTATTGTATATGTCTTGTCCCCAACTTGAAGCTCAACCGTACCGCGGCAATCTTTCCTATTCTGATTGATGATGTTATAATTCTTTCGCTCGTTCTTGGATGTAGTATTGAACATTGTATAAAGCAGTCCATCAATAATACTAGACTTTCCAGAGAAGTTCTTCCCGAAAATGCCCACAATGCCATTTAGATTTGCAAAGTCAACACTGTTGCCTTCTCCGTAGTTAAATAAATTGTCCCACTCAAACTTGTTGATATTCCAGTTCACGTTGCGAGCGACCTCTTCGGTCTCTTCAATCTGTGAGTTATACTTCCGGTTGAGTTCAAATACTCTCTCAAGCATCTCCTCGGTGGGTTCATAGTCCGCGAGGTACTCACGGATTAAGTTCTCCTGGACTCCCTTGTCTCGCAGGTTCTCTACCTTGAACCCGGCGCCGATCTCTACAGTGCCGCGGGCGCCTGCGGCCCGATTCAAGAAAGTAATACTCTCGGGCTTAAATCGGTGTTTGGCAACTTCTACAGCCTTACGCATAACGTCTAGTGGTAGGTTATTGTTGCTCACAAGTCGGCAGCGGGCGCCAGGTGGAATCTTGGTTCCCCTTGGCATGCGGCCCTTAGGCGTGAGTTCG